ATTTTCTTGATTATCTCTTGTTGGGTAAATATTAGAAACATTTACATTATTAATAAAGAAATATGGATTCTTATAAGAAGGACGCATATAGTAATTATTAATAATCTGAGAAAACATATCTGAAGTTAATTTCTTAACCCCAAAGTGCATTCTATCTCCACTATCATAACATTTAAATGTTTTCTTAACCTCAAATTCACCAATACAATTTAGAATATGCAAATAGTCGTCTGGTAAGTACGCTTCATAAGTTGCTCCAAATAATTTGTTATTATAAGTACTAGCAGGCATCGTATTCCCACTTCCTAAGCCATCTAACCTATAATCATTTTGAATAGAAACAGGAAGTATTGTAGTTCCTTTTAAAACTCTTAAATCATCTGATTTTTGTTGATTTACTTCATAAGAGTTGTAAATCTTATTAATATATTGATTGACTGCTTTATTTATGAAATAGTTATAGTCCTCTAAGAGTAAGCTTGGAGCTTGTACTTTATTTAATTCCACTAAAGCATATTCGAATATCATTCGTGCGGTCATGTGTTATTTATTTTATATTATTTTTATTAAGTTACATATTCAAATTTATAACCACCAGATTTCTTAGAAGTTCCTTTTAATACACTTCTACAACTAGAAAATTCCTTAGAGGCTTCTGAAACTGAATTAAATATTTTAATCTTATTTCCTTTTAGATCTAACATTAAAACTTTTCTTTTTTCGTTACTTTTAATCTTAACTTCAATTTTATCTGTTGGATAATCTGATCTTGTCCATAAGAACCCATTACATGTTCTATCTAATTTAATAGCTGTACTAAGACTTGTTAATCCTAACCCTGTCTTTTCTTTTGCCTCTTTTACTGTACTAAAACTATCTATGTAATCACCTTCTAAAGTGTATCTATTTACTTTTCCAGATAATCTACTAACGGTAATTTGTAATTTGTCAAATTTCTCTGTACTAATAAAATACCCATTAATTTTGTAATTTGCTCCTACAGCTCTGCTAAGATTTTTTGAATCTGTATTTAAAAATTCTATAGCATCTTTAGAGTTTTCAAATTCTTCTATAAGCAACCCTTCTGTATTATAAATATAATAGTTATTTGTTGTATGCTTATAGTATTCTGAAATATCTATGATATTATTATAACTCCATAAAAATCCCTTACATGTTCTTTTTTGTAGAATAGCTGTGTATATATTAGATATATCTCTTTCTATAGTCTTAGAAACTTCCAAAGCAGACTCATAAGATTTAAGTAAATTACCATCAAAATCAAATTGATAAATAAGTTGTGCTGGTCTAGGTCTGCCCTTTCCTCCAATAGATACATTATATGTATGAGAACTATTAATAAAATCGTCAGTAACTAATTCTGCCTCTTGTATGTAAGCTTCTTCCTCAGTATCAAAAATATGTAATATTTCTCTTTTAAAATTGTTAACTCCATGTTTTATTAAAGCATAATGAAATGGGGCCACTGGATACTGTAAATAATGTGTTCTATTTATAAAGAACCCTCTTCCTAAGTAGCCATCAAATATGTATGGATCTTCAGTTTTATGAACTCCAATATAAATTTTATTGTTAATTAAACAAGTAGTTTTATAAACAATGTATTTCATATATTAATTTTATATTTATTTTATTTTATTTTTTNACTGCTTTCTTTGCAGTTGNATCTTCGAAATGTGGTATNCCCTCAGTAACTTGTTCATTGATTTCATCAATTTCATTTTTAGTTANTAGATTAGGGTATGTTTCTCTTTTAATAGAATCTAATANTTTCTTATAACGAATATCTCTTAAAAATATAATNGCAGCTTCAATAGTTCCGCCAATTATTTTATCATCATATTTAAAAATACCATCTGCTTTTCTAATNACTCCTCTGTCAATAGCATCAAGAATAAATAAATGCATTTTCCAATCTTCNCCCTCATACAAATCTTTNATTCGTTTTGGATTTTTTTCAGAAATTTCAATTAAATAATCTAGTACATCAGCAGGCACAGCATTTGATAGGCTTCTACCTAATACTTTAGCTTTTTTAAGTCTTTCAGCTTCATTATCTCCAAAGATATAACGTTGTGCTTCAAAAATCTCTTGTTTTTTATTTACTTTGTATTTTGTTGCTTGTCCAGGTCTTTCAATATATAAATCTGCAACCCCATATTTTTTAGCATCTCCATCAATTATTAAGTTACCATTATGGTCTTTTTCATGCCTATCTTTAGCAATTCAGTTACAATATTGGATAGCTTCCCAATTTGCAGCATCTACTGTATCATCTAAATTAAAGTATGTACCATCTGTGATTGTAAATACATGATTAGCTGGAACAAAGTGTTTTTTACCAGTATTCATTTGTATTATATCATCTTCTGAAAGAATCATATCTCCATTTGAATTAACTGTTTTTACACATGCAGGAAGTTTACCTGTTTTAGGGTTTGGACACGGTTGAATAAAATATGTTTTTTGGACTTTGCCATAAACACTTTTAAGAATTATTTCATTACTCATTTTACACTTATTAAAATTATATTTTTTTGTATTTTGTTATCTTTATATTATTGTTATTGTATCTTATTAAAAAATAATTACAAGAGAGGTTAAACTCTCTTGTAACTACTATTTATCTTCTAAACTTCTTCTATAATCATACTTCTATCAGTTTTGTTATCGTATAGACTCTTTATTCTATACATCTGCAATTTATTTTGTTATATTTGCAGCTCAGACTATATCATCACCTTTTTAATTAAGGTGTCGGGCACTCGTGAGTATATTATATTCTACTGTGTAGTTTCAATACCTAGTCGTTGAACCTGCATTAGTCATTTAAACTAATGATTGGCTGCTGATTGTCCGCTTCCGGATTTTCCAGCAATTCACCCAATTTGCGACTACAATCACTTGTAGAAGCCGCGTATTTTATTTTGTACCTTTTTAAATAAACAATTTCTTTTCTAGCGCTTACTTTAACAGAACCATAATTTAAATTATATTTGTCAGCAAATACTTTACATCCTTCAAAATGTTCTATAGTTCCTAACAGTAAATCTTCAACAATTACTGGTTTATAAGTCTTTTTAATTTCTCCAGAAGCTATTTTTTCTTTTTTAGTGATAGATAGTTTTAATCTTGTTTCCTCAGAAACAATTTTACCACGATGCCCATCTCCAATTTTCTTTCTAGTCTCTTCAGAAACAATTCTACCTATTAAACCTGCAGATATTTTTTGTTTTGCTTCTTCTGTATGATGTTTACCATACATACCATTTTTATCTCCGAATAATTTCCTTTTATTTATCCATTCTTCGGATTGTTTCACACCTAAGTGACTTGGTATTTTTTTAAACAAACAATTAATACATAATGCTTCAAATTCACACTGTTTTAATAATTCTACTTCCGCTATATTAGCTTCGTCTCTACTATTAAAAGAATCGTTTATTATTTCTTTATTTAATACTTTTTTATTATCTTTTATCCATTCTTTAGTCCAAATACTACTTGAACCCATATATTTATCTGTTTCTGGATTTTTGTTACTTCTAACTCCAACATAATATTGACCAGTTTCAATATTTGTAATTTTATATAAATAGTGTTTCATATTACAAAATTACAAATATTATTTCTTCTAAAATATATGTTCTGAATAAAAGTTAATTTATTGTATTAATTAATAATTTGAGTACATAATTGAAGACTATACTTCTTCAACTATAAAACTTCTTCACGGAGCAAATGCTACAATGCCACTATAACCCATAACGATTAATTTTGTCCCAGCAACTGGGCTTGAAACGATGCCACTTGTAATGCCGTCTACACCGCCTGCACCAGGATATTTTGAGGTTATAAACTCTGCCCCTTCTAATGTAAATGCTGCTCATTTTACTTTACATTTTAACTAGTTTGTGTGTTAAAATGTGATTTAAACCATTAAATTTAAATCCTATATGTTACCATATAGATAAGACTATATCATTAACTCTCTTATGTTATTTTTAAATATATTTAAATGTATAACCTTTTGTATATTGAATTTCTCCTTTTAAAACTCTAGAGCACTTACTAAAGTCTTTTTGGCATTCTCTTACTGTGCTATATATATTAGTAAGTTCTCCTGCTAAATTATATTGACCAACTCTCTTTGATTCTGTACCAATTTTTATAACTATTGGTGAGATTTTATCAAGTTTTTCAAAAGACCATTGATGTCCATTTGCAGTTTTATTATTTTTTATAGATTTAGATAAAGTAGTGTTATCAGTACCTGTTTGTTTACAAGCGTCTGCTATTGATATAAAAGAGTCTACATATTCACCTTCTAAGGTATATCTATGCACTGCTTTTTTTCCAATACTTTGTTTTCTAGCAATATCAAATCTATTAACTAAAATATCTGAATAATAATTTTCATATACTCTATGCCCTCCTTTTATGGCGGCACTTATACTTGTGGGGTCACAATTGTTTAATTTTCCTGCGTCTGCATAAGATGTATAAGACTCTTCAAATTTTCCATCAGAATTATACTTATGAACTACCTTTTTATTAGATGCAAAATGAAATGTAGTTATATCTACTTTATCAACTTTAAAATTAGTTCATAAAAAGTTACAACTTACTGTTTTATTTATAATCGCCATTCCTATTGATGTATCACTCACATTATAAAATAATGATGCTTCCACAATAGAAAACCACTCTTTAATAAAATTACCTTCTTTATCATATTGATAAGTAAGTTTATTCATTATTGGTGGTATACCTCCTCCTAAAGCTGCATTATAATTATTTCTATTTGCAACAAATTCTTCATTAACTATTAGACTTTCAAATTCTAAAGCCTCTTCATAACTATCAAATTCTTTTAAAGTAGTTCTTCTAAAAGAATCTATTCCGTATTTATTAACTGCAAATTGAAATGGAGTTTTTGAGTGTTTATAAGAATGCTTGTCATTTATATTAACTCCACATCCTAAATATCCATCAAACTTTTCAGGATTTTCTGTTTTATGTACCCCTACATAAACTTTATTATTTTTTATATTTATTGTTAAATATACTATATATTTTTTCATTTAACTATATTATTTTTACTTACATATTAAGTTATCTTCCACTTCACACTTAATTAAGTGTTACACCTTTCGGTTAGTCGTTGAACGTTCATTGGAGCTACTCTAAAAGCCTGCATATCCCAATGCTTCGCTGCTGATTGTCCTTATAATAAGGGTTTTCCAGCAATTCAAAAGATTTTAATTTTTCGCAACTTTCGTTACGCAGCCACTGCATATTTAATGGCTGGTTGAGAAGTAGATACATCAGGAGACATATCTAAACAGATACCGTATGCTTTAGTTGGATACTCTTTTGTTAAAGCTCTATCAACCATAAAAGTAACAGTGTTACCAGAAATTTCATAAGAAGTAAATGTTGCTCCAACTTTAACAGGATTATCAACTTTAACATTAGATTGAGTTGCTTTCGAATACAGCATTGTTGGAGTAGATCCCCATAATTTCAACCAGTCAGCAAGAGCGGTATTAACTTGACTCCATAGACGGTCATTTACAATGAATGTATATTGATTACCTGTTGCATTTGCAGCTTTCTGATTCATTTGTTCCATTACAGTGCTAATTACATTAGCATTTAATTTAGCAAATTTATATTTAGAAGCAAATCTTTCAATCTGTGGAATTAAACCATCACCTGCGATTAATTGACGACCATCTTCAGTAAGTACTGTTGATTTTCCATCAGCATTCATAGTTGTTTTTCCCCATAACAAGTGATTGTTCTTAACTGTGGTAAAGTTATCCAAAAGATCTTTTTCCATTTTGTTAAGTTTAAAAATCTTTTCTTGCATTTCTCCAGTACCTTCACCTTGTGCAATTTTAATAAATTGAGTTTCGTGTTGTGCAAAACGAGAAGAATATGAAATGTCATTTCTATGCTCTGTAATCCACTGACGATGTTTTTCAATATTAGATTGATATTTTGTAAACCCTTCTTCTGAATA